CTCCTGCTAGTGCAAATCATTTGTTGGTTTCACTTAACGGTGTTCTTCAGAAGCCTGGTGCTTCATTCAACGTATCTGGTTCACAGATTACATTCTCAAGTGCATTGACATCAAGTGACAACATTAATTTTATCATGGCATTAGGTAATGTTCTTGATGTTGGTACACCAACTGATGGCTCAGTTAATACTGGTAAACTTGCCGCTAGTGCAGTAACCATTGCAAAGATTGCTGGTAGTGGAACAAGAGACAACACTACATTCCTTCGTGGGGATGGTACTTTTGCTGAAGCTGGTGGTGGTAAAGTGTTGCAAATTGTTCACGCAACTCTTGGTACAACATCATCTCATGTTGTTACTGCAAATAACTTTGTAGACACTCCAATGACGGCAAGCATTACCCCTTCTGCCACATCAAGCAAAATTCTTGTTATGGGTCAGTTTTTGAGTGGTGGTGCTGGTGGTAATTTACCTAATGCACTTAGAGTAAAACAGGCAATTAGTGGTGGTGCGACTACTGAATTCAAAAAGCTTGGTCATGTGAACCGTACCAATAATATGGAAAACAACTGTACTCCTGTGGTTTGCAATTTTCTTTCAACCACAAACACAACATCAGCAATTACTTACACAGTTCAAATTACAAGGGTGGCAAACGGAACAGTTTACTTTAATGGTACTTATCAGTCAGGCAATAATGACACCTTTGAAAGTCATATGACATTAATGGAAATTGGAGCATAACTAATGCAACATGAAGCAATATATGCACTTTATAATAATGTAGTCTCAATCATTGGCGTGGGGTCTGATGCAGTTGCTAAAGACAATAAAGGAAACTTAGTGTCTTGGGATGCAACAAAAGTAAGTGCTAAACAAAAAGAATTACAAGAAGCAGATGATTTGCGTTTACTTAGAGTAGAACGCAATAATAAACTTACGCTGTCAGATTGGACACAGAGTAGAGATGTTACCCTTTCAAATGATGCAGATTGGAAAACATATAGACAAGCACTTCGTGATATAACTAAAACATACAAAACACTTGATGATGTCAAGTGGCCTGAGGAGCCATCATGAGTATAGTAAGATTAGGTGCAAAAGCGATTGACACATCAGACCCAGTATTAGGTCAAGTTCTTGCGTCAGCAGAAGGTGTTTCTCTTGGTAGTAGAAATATAATTATCAATGGCGATATGCGAATAGCTCAAAGAGGAACGTCTGCTACAGGTGTTACATCGTCAGATTATTATACCATAGATAGATGGAAGAATACTCAAAGCAATGATGCAACACTTACAATTTCTCAAGTAACAGATGCTCCTGCTAATACAGGACTAGTGCATTCGTATAAAGTAGATGTAACAACAGCAGATACTTCTATTGCGGCTACTCAGTACCAACACATTCAACATACACCCGAAGCTCTCAATTGTCAACATCTCATGTATGGAACTGTTAACGCTAAAACTATAACATTATCATTTTATGTAAAATCTAATAAAACAGGAACTTATGGATTTTGTTTATCAAAAGTTGATACAACTAGATATGACTATGTTGCTGAGTATACAATCAATGCAGCTAATACTTGGGAAAGAAAAATAATTACAATAGTACCAGACAGTAACATTAAAGCATCTGGTGGTGCGATTGCTAATGACAATGGAATAGGTTTTAGAATGAAATGGATTTTGGCTTCTGGTACTGATAGACAGGGTACAGCTAATACATGGCACTCAGCAAATCCTAAAGACACCACATCTAATCAAGTAAACTTTTTAGATAATACAGCTAATGAATTTTTCTTGACAGGTTGTCAATTAGAGGTAGGCACAGAGGCAACAGAATTTGAACATACAAATTTTTCAGAAGAACTTAGAAAATGTCAGAGGTATTTCTATTTGATAGATGCAACAGCTAGTGCAGGCGATGAAAACTCTCCTATAGTGAGAGAAAGTGCTACACAAGCTGCTCTAACTTACTTCTTACCTACGAATATGAGAAGCACACCTTCAGTAGAAGGGTCAAACTATGGTCGAATAGTTGGTTACACTACTTCATTTGGTGCAGCTGCAACTGCAACTGTTACAAATATGACTGTTAGAACAAATATTAATGACGGACAAAAAATCGACTTGAATCTTACACATGGTTCGTTTGCTGGCGGAAGAGTTTTTTCTCATCATGACAGAAACGCTCAGGCAGGTGTAATGGGGCTTGATGCAGAGTTGTAGGAGTTATTATGGAAATTAAAAACGCTAAATATGTAGAAGATAAAGATGGTAATAAAATAGGAATTTCATGCACCTTTGGTGATAAGGTTATATCTGCCCCTATACACGCATCAAATCGTCACTATGAAGAAATAATGAGACAAGTTGAGGCAGGCACTATAACAATCAAAGATGCAGACTAAATAGAATAAAGAGGAAACACGATGCCATTATCAAGACTTACAGGAAATGCAATTGAAGACGGTACTATTACTACCGCTGACCTTGCCGATAATGCAGTTAATTCTGCAAAGATTGGTGTTGACGTTATTGCTGCAGAAGACCTTGCAAATAATGCTATTACAACCGCTGAAATTACAGACGGTGCTATTACTCAAGCAAAATTAAATGCTAATGTTGCGTTGGGTCAAGGATATTATATTTCAAAAGATGGTAGTGTAGTTGGAAATGCAAACGGTAGAGATAGTTTATTTCGTGTAAATCTAAACGCAACTACTGGTAACGTAACAATTGCTGCTAACAACAATGCCTCTGTTACGGGCCCATTGACAATCGCAAATGGTACAACACTTGCCATTACGAACACTGGAAGGTTAGCAATCATATGAGTACGTTATCAGTAGACTCTATTAACGGGCAAACAGTTGCAAGTAAGGTTTCAATTCCTGGCCATATTGTAGGCGCACAGGTTAGTCAAATTACGACAAACTCTTCAAGAGCAAGCGCACAAAGTTTTGCTGATGATTTTGTTTTTACAAATTACACACCAAAATTAACAACAAGTACAGTTATTATACAGGGTGTTGCTAACTTTGACAGTGATAATACAAGATACTGTCGATACAGATGGGTCATTAATGGTGCAAATTTTCTTTCAACAGGAACGGCGACTCCAGTGTACACTCATCAATTTTATAGTAATACATCAATGAATAATTATGGGTATATGCCATCAACAATTATTACTAGTGTAAGTAATACAGATGGTAGTGCTATTACTGTTAAATGTCAAGGCGCAACAAATGCTGGAACTTTATATTTAAATAGGTCGGCAGGTGACAATCAAGCAGGTTCGCCTTCATCCGTATTGTATTTAGAAATAGCACCATAGGAATAAGATATGAGTACATTAAGTGTAACAAATATTAAAGCTGCTGATGGAACTTCTGGTTTATCAATTGCAAACAGCACTGGTATTATCTCTCCAACAAAACCTTTAGTTAATCCAGCTTTATTTCAAGTACAAGCATTGGATGTTGACCAAAGTTATACCCAATCGGCACTTGTAAAGGTACAATTCAATTCGGTTGATTTGGATACTGGAAGTTATTGGGATTCTTCAAACAACTATTATAGACCACAAATCGCTGGTTGGTATATGTTTGGTGGTACTTTAAGAGTTAACTTTGCTAGCGCTGTTACACTTATTGGCATGAGAATAGTAAAAAATGCCTCGTATACGCCTGCAGGCGAGCAACTTGTGGTGCAATACCAAGTAGGTTCTGATTCTTTTACTAATGGTGAATATCCACTTCCCACTGGTATGTTACAATTAAACGGTTCTTCTGATTATGTGGAGTTGCAATTTCAATCTGAAGAAGCTGCTACATTAAACGAAGCAACCACCAGACCATCACACTTTTGGGGTATGTTGGTTCATCCAACTTAGGATAAAGATATGAGTACATTAAAAGTCGGAACAATTCAAGACCACGCAAATTCAAATAACGCATTACTTATTGATAGTAGTGGTCGTGTCACTGCACCAGCTAACCCAAAGTTTGGTGTTCGTTTAGGAACTACAACTGGTAATAATGATTATACTACTCCGGCGAATATTCCTAATTATGATGTTCCACTTGATACAGAGGATTTTGATATCGGTGGGTGTATGTCGATAGCAGGAAGTGTTGCTACATTCACCTCACCAATAACAGGTTATTATCAATTTAACTTAACTGTTATATTTCAAAGCGGTGGCAACTCAACACACGTTAACACTTTTTTTGATGTAAACGGTACGCTAACTGACACCTTGGCTGATAATCATTATCGTGTTATCACAGACCCAGAAGGTGGAGGGTATCATACCCTTACACAGAGCGCTTTAATAAATGTACCATCTGGTCAAACAGTGAAACCAAAACTTTATGTCGCCACTGATACTACTGTTGCTATTCGCAGGGGCACTCGTTTTCAAGGATTTTTAGTTCCATAACTCCAACGCACTTTCCTTATAAATAGATAAAAGGAGACTGTGTGAATGGCGTCTATTACAAATATATTTATTGACCAAGGTGCAACTTTTTCAAAGACAATAACAGTCAAAGACACAAGTGGTAATGCACTAAATTTAACAGGATTTACTGCGATTGCACAGATACGCAAATCGCCCTCATCCTCTACGTCTGTTAGTTTTTCTGTGGCATTTGCTGCTGATAGAACTACAGGTCAACTCACAATATCCCTTACATCAACACAAACGGCCGCTCTTGAAGCAGGACGTTATAATTATGATGTTCTCATAACAGCATCTGGTGGAGATAAGACTAGAGCTGTAGAAGGTATAGCAAATGTTAACGCAAGTGTCTCAAGGTAAGGAAGAATAATATGGCAAATCCAAATTCAAGAGCAAACCTAAAAGAATATTGTCTTAGAACTCTTGGTAAGCCTGTGATTGAAATAAATGTCGATGATGACCAAGTAGAGGACAGAATTGACGAATCGTTACAATACTTTGCTCAATACCACTACGATGGTGTGGAGAGGATGTATTTAAAACATCAAATCACACAGGCAGAAATCGACAGGGCCGCAACCAATACTTCGGTAACTGCAACAGATACGGTAGATAACTCAATCACTGCAACATGGTTAGAAGGTAAGGGGTTTATACCTATACCAGATAGTGTGTTATCTGTTGTAAAAGTATTTGACTTTACTGATAAAGCAAATCTGAATTTGTTTGATGTTCGTTATCAGTTAAGATTAAATGACCTATACGATTTCTCAAGTACTTCAGTATTGCATTATCAAATGACCATGCAACACCTAGATTTTCTTGACCATATTCTTGTTGGAGAAAAACCAATCCGTTTTAATCAACACCAAAACAGATTATACATAGACATGGATTGGGGTAACGATGTAACTGCTGGTGAGTTTATCATCATTGAGTGTTATAGAAAATTAGACCCAACCACATATACAGATGTTTTTAACGACATCTATTTAAAAAGATATACGACTGCACTTATTAAAAGACAGTGGGGTGCAAACCTCTCTAAGTTTGAAGGTGTGCAGATGTTGGGTGGTGTAACATTAAATGGTGCTGCAATCTTTGAACAAGCAAATGCAGATATCGAAAAACTAGAAGAACAAATCCAACTTGCATATGAGTTGCCACCAGATTATATGATGGGTTAATACTATGCCAACAAACGTATATTTCGATACAGGTACGAAACCAGAACAACATCTCTATGAAGACTTAATGATAGAGCAGTTGAAGATTTATGGTCAAGACGTATACTACATTCCAAGAACTCTTGTGAAGGAAGATGAGTTATTGGGTGAGGACGCATTGTCTAAATTTGACGATGCATATCTAATTGAAATGTATTTTGAGAACGCAGAGGGTTATGAAGGTGAAAAAGAAATCATGACCAAGTTTGGTCTTGAGATGAGAGATGAAGCAACCTTTGTTGTTGCAAAAAGAAGATTTGAACAACTTGTATCTGGTGATACGAATCTAATCGTGAAGACCAGACCAAATGAAGGTGACCTTGTTTACTTTCCAAAAGTCAAGAAGATATTTGAGATAACCTTTGTAGACCATGATGACCCATTCTATCAAGTTCACAATGTACCAGCATTCAAACTAAAAGTCAAGACCTTTGAATACAGTTCAGAAGATATGGATACTGGTATTGCAGAGATTGATGCAATTGAAACAGATAACTCACTTGATGCTGGATTGCATCAGTTGTCTATGGAAGATGGTACAGGTTCAATCCTGTCAGAAACAGGACACTATATAATACTAGAAACTTATAAAGTTGACACCATTGATGAAAATGCAATGAATGATTTCTTTGAAACCGCCGATGATACAGTTTTAGACTTTACGGAGTCTAATCCATTCGGTGATATTGGAAGGTTAGGATAATATGTTAGGACAACAATTTTACCATGAAACAATGCGAAAGGTTGTCGTTGCCTTTGGTACAATGTTTAACAACATTCAGTTAGTAAGAACTAACAATGCTGGAGAAGTAACGCAAACGATGAAAGTTCCTCTTGCGTATGGCCCAAAAAATAAGTGGTTAGCAAGACTTAGAGAAGACCCCAATCTTACTAAAAAGGTTGCGGTTACTTTGCCTCGTATTGGTTTTGAGATTGCAAACATATCATATGACCCAGCAAGAAAACTAAACTCAATACAAAAATTTAAAAAAGTAAATTCATCCTCTGATGGTAAAAGTATGAGTCAACAGTATATGCCTGTACCATACAACATGGACTTTGAGTTATTTGTAATGGCAAAGAACTCTGACGATGCATTACAGATTGTTGAACAGATTCTTCCATTCTTCCAACCAGATTATACTGTAACACTTAACGATAACTCTACGATGGGTACAACAAGAGATGTACCAATTGTGTTGACTAATGTTAATTATTCAGATGAGTATGAAGGTGATTTTGTAACAAGACGTAGTATTATCTATACACTATCATTCACTTCTAAGTTTTATCTTTACGGGCCTGTCACTGACCAGAAGGTTATTAAGACAGTTCAAGTTGACCAGTACACAGATATGCCTCTCACTGCACCTAAGAGAGAACAGAGATATTCTGTTACACCAAATCCAGCAAGTGCAGATGCAGACGATGATTTTGGATTTAATGAAACAACCTCATTCTTCCAAGACGCAAAGAACTATGATGAAACAACTGGTACAGACAAAGATGATGCATAAATACTATAAAGGATTAAGATATGGCAATTAGACAAGTAGTTTCTCGCTCAATCGCAGACGGCACAATCGCAACTGCTGACATTGCAGATAGTGCTGTGACTACAGCAAAGACCAGTGGTCTTACTGCTGGTGAAGGTTTTTATCAAGGTGAGAATGGTTCAACTTCACAAACATCTAAAAAGGGTGATATTTTTCGTGTGAATGAATCGACTCTAAACACTAGTGTGACTATTGCAGCTGGTGATAATGCATCATGTTCTGGGCCTTTAACTGTATCAACATCTGGAACTGTAAATCTTACAGTCAATGGAAATCTGACGATTATATAGGGGATAGAGAATGGCATCAACATTATCAGTAGATAATATTCAAGGTTCTGCATCAGCAAACACAATAGACATGAGTGGTGTCACTAATTTACATCCACCTGCTGGAATGGTGATTCAAGTAGTTCATGGTAAACTTACAGGACAAGTTGCTACAACTGGTGTCAATGGTTCTGCATACATAGTTGATATTGGATTAAACGCAACCATTACTCCAAAATTTGCAAACAGTAGAATTAAAATTGACGTTACCACATATGTCGGCGCTGACCAAACAAATGCATCTGGTTATATTCAGTCATACATGATATACAAAGCAGGCTCTGGATTAACTGATACATTTGGTAATGGTGTTGGTGGTAGAAGACCAGTTACAGGTTTCATTAATATGTATGATGCTTCTGCCGCTTCAGCAACAAATCACGCCTTAGGTTTTTTGGGTGGTACACATTTTGATACAAATGTGGGTACTACTAATGCAACACAATATTCAATTCATATGAGAAGTTACTCAGGCGGCCCTATTGTCTATGTTAATAGAAGTCAACAGTTTCAAGATGGTGATTTAGACTATGACCCAACTCCTCAGAGTACGATAACACTTACGGAGATAGCAGTATGAGTTCTTTATTCGTAAATAATATTAAACATACTGGTGGAACTACGACACAAACAAACACAAGTTCTGGTGCGGTGTTGATGCCAAATGTGCCTTTTTGTAGATTTACTATTACAGGTGCAACCCCAGCAATATCTTCGATTGACACTGTACCAATAACGCTATCTAATGCAAGAGGAATTAGTAGTCCAGCAACTAATCAATTTACTGTTTCTCAAACTGGTATCTACAGGTGGGAAGGTTCTTGTAGAATTTCAGCTGTAGGAACTTTAAATTATTGTTGGATAGCATTAAAGGATGTAACAAACAATAGATATCATAACGCTTCAACAATCAATGGTGGAACTTTTGATACAGGAGTTATACCTTATAAATTAGATGCTCCCAATTCACAGAATAATTTTGTAACTATGGATTTTAGTCATATATATCAGTTAGAATCTAGTAACAATTATAGCTTTGAGGTATCATATTCTGGTGGTTCTAGTGATTGGAAGTTAGTTCAACAACAATCAGAATTTACATTGATTTTAGTAGGATAGAGTAAAAATGGCATCAACATTAAAAGTAAATACAATCGCACATAGTGGTGGCACTAATGCAATGACTATTGATAGTAGTGGTAATGCTACATTTGCCCAACGTGTTCTGCACCCACAATTACCTATCGCTAGTGTAACTTTAACTACTGCCAACACACAAGATGCATCTAATCCTTACACTACAACTGGAGCAGATATATTGTTTGATAAAGTGACAATAAATAGGGGTTCTGTTTATAATACATCCAATGGTCGATTTACTGCTCCAATAACTGGATTATATAAGTTTACTTACAATCTCTTGAAAGATGATGACACCGCTGCAAATGTTACTTACGTCTATGTATGGAAAAATGGCGCTGAATATCAGGAAGCTGGCGGCTCAGGATATACTCAATCTACTGGTCAATATGGTATGATAAGTATGTCAACTTTAGTTAGTTTAAATGCAACTGAATATATAACACTCCGATTGACAGGCGGTGGGTTGTATCTAAATGCTGATGGAAGATATCATGGGGTAATTTTTGAGTTGGTAGGATAGTGAGGAGAAAGTAAATGGCAACAGTGACAGACGCATTAAAATCATTGAATATTGATGATTGGTATCTTCGTGGTGACCCACAGAATGAAGATGAATTTAACGATTGTTTTTCTAAAATAACTGGCACAGATTCAGATGGTAATGTTATTTTGTCTAGTGAACCAGATAAGTGGGATGTAACTTGGAAGCAAATATCTGATGAAATGAAAAAACTACAAGATGCAGAACCAATGATAGAACTTCGTAGACAAAGAGATGCCAAACTTGCAGAAACAGATTTCTATGCACTTTCTGACGTAACCATGTCAGATGATATGAAAACATATCGTCAAGAACTTCGTGACTTGCCGTCAAAATCTAAAGATGTTGCTTTTGATAATGGCCCATTTAAATTGAAGAATGTAACTTGGCCAAAGAAACCAGAATAGGTTTATCATGCGTAATTCAGATGATGTATTAGATAACGTGTTAGGAATTACAGATGTTGTGGAAACAAAAACATCTCAAGTAACTTTACCAGAGGTTACTCCGCCACCAACCACATCTGAAGATGCAGACAATGATTATAAATATCAGAGAGAAAACTTTTATCGTCTGGTAGAAAGAGGACAGGATGCAATTGATGGAATTCTTGAACTTGCAAAGGAGAGTGAACATCCAAGGTCTTATGAGGTTGCTGGACAGTTAATTAAGAATGTCGCAGATGTAACGGAGAAACTTGGTGACCTTCAAGAGAAGATGAAGAAACTCAAAGAAGTTCCAAACTCCGCACCAAAGAATGTAACAAATGCGTTGTTTGTCGGTTCAACTGCTGAACTACAAAAAATGTTAAAGGGAAACTAATATGCCAGCATTAACACAAATAGGAACAAGTGGTATCAAAGATAATGCAATCACCACTGTAAAAATTGTAGACGGTACAATTGTAGCTGCTGACCTTGCTGATGGTGCAGTAACGACTGCAAAACTTGCCAACAATGCGGTAACAGATGATAAATCAACCATAACCGTTTCCCCTGCCGCAATCTCAGACCAAGCAAATACATCTACTGGTTATTTTGACATTCCATCTGGAACAACTGCACAACGTCCATCATCACCAAATAGTGGTTATATTAGATTGAATACAACTATTGGTTCTCTTGAGTTTTGGAACAATGGAAGTTGGTCGCAAACAAATTATGTTCCAACAATAAATTCAATTACTGGCACTATTCTCTCTGGTGTTGCAGGCAATCTAACAATAGCAGTTACAAACTATACTGCTACTATGGATGTAGTTTATAAAGAAGGTGCAACAACTCTTGCCACAACAGCAGGGGTCAATTTTAGTAGTGGGTCTGCAACTGTTGCTATTCCAGCAAATGTTTACGGTCAATCCACAGGAGACACAATTACGATAAGTGTAGTTGATAATCTTGGAGTACCATCTATTAACAGTATTAATAAAACCATTGCTGTTGAAGCAACAGGTGGTACAATTACACGTTCTGGTGGTAAAACAATTCATTCATTTACATCATCTGGAACTTTCACTATTCCATCAGGTTCTACTTTTAGTTGCGACATACTTGTTGTTGCTGGTGGTGGTGGTGGAAACCCTGCTGGTGGTGGAGGCGGCGGCGGTGGTGCTGGTGGTTTCCGTAAGTTTACTTCTCAATCACTAGGTGCAGGCGCAAGAACAGTGACTATTGGTGCTGGTGGTGCTGCAAGAACTGGAACTTATGTTACAGCAACTAATAAAGGTAATACATCAAAGTTTGATGATGGTGGCGGTGGTGAGATTGCTGCCACTGGTGGTGGAGGCGGTAAATCTGACTCTACGTCAGGCGCAGTAAACACTGGTGGTTCTGGTGGTGGTGGTTCTGGTGGTCATATGACTGCTGGTGGCACAGGTAATGAAGGTGGATATACACCACCAGAAGGTAATAATGGTGGTAACGGTTCAGGCTCAGCCTATGCAGGCGGCGGCGGTGGAGGTGCTGGTGCTGTTGGTGCTAACGGTGCTGCTCCAGTAGGAGGCGCTGGTGGTGTAGGAGTCTCTGATAGTATTACTGGTAGTGCTGTATTCTACGCTGGTGGCGGTGGTGGTGGCGGTATCAATAGTGGTGGTACAGCTGCAGGCGGTAACGGCGGTGGCGGTGCTGGTAGTAGTGTGAATAGTGGAACATCAACTGCTGCGACAGCTAATACTGGTGGCGGCGGTGGCGGAGGCCCAGGCGGTGGTAACAGCACTAGTGGTGCTGGTGGTTCTGGCATTGTTATTATTAGTTACACACCATAGGAGATATAGATAATGGCACATTTTGCAAAAGTAGAAAAAGGTATCGTTGTACAAGTCATTGTGGCAGAGCAAAGTCATGTTGATACTCTGGATGGCGATTGGGTACAAACTTCTTACAATACTTTAGGGGGTAAAACAAATAGCATTGTTAGTAAACCGTTGCGTAAAAACTTTGCTGGTATCGGTAGTGTTTACGATAAAGATAGAGATGCTTTCTATGACCCACAACCTTTTAAAAGTTGGACACTAAATGAAGATACTTGTTTATGGGAACCGCCAGTAAAATATCCAGATAGTCCGCCCGATAAAGGAAATTGGCAGTGGAATGAAGATAAAAAAAGCTGGGAAACAGACTGGCGTTAATCTGAATAAATAATTGCATGACTGATGCAAACCACTATCTAGGAAATCCCCTACTAAAGAAAGCAAATGTTCCTGTTGAATGGACACAGGAACAGATTCTTGAATACAAGAAATGCATGGAAGACCCTATGCACTTCTGTATTAAATACATCAAGATTGTTTCTTTGGATGAGGGATTGATTCCTTTCGATATGTTTCCATTTCAAAAAGAGATGGTTGGAACAATTCACAACAACAGATTTACGATATGTAAGTTGCCCAGACAGTCTGGTAAAACAACAACTATTGTATCCTATATTCTACACTATGTTCTATTTAATCCCAACATGAATGTTGCTATTCTTGCAAACAAGGCTGCAACCGCAAGAGATATCTTGTCACGTTTACAACTTGCATATGAGAATCTACCCAAATGGTTACAGCAAGGAGTGATGTCTTGGAATAAAGGTTCACTAGACTTAGAGAATGGGTCACGCATTGTTGCGTCATCCACATCTTCTAGTGCAGTTCGTGGTGGTTCATACAACCTAATATTCTTGGATGAGTTTGCCTTCGTACCGCACAATGTCGCAGAGGACTTCTTTAGTTCT